GCATATTGTTCATTCTTGTTCTTTTCCTCGTCCACGCATTGTTTTGTCTTCACCTAGCCATACCAGACGGTCAATGTCTGCACGACTAATTCCTATGTCATTTAGTTGTCGGTCAGTCATCTGATTAAGTTCTTTGATGACCTTACGATGTTCTCGCCATGTGGCTTGGTAGTTAATCCACCGCCACCACCATTTCATTAGTGTCTTCACCTTTTGTCTCCATTTCCACTGAGGACCCCACGTTCTTTGCGATCCTGTAATTTCTTTAGGTTAGCAGCAGCAAGGTCTGACATACTGACGTTAAGGTCACGACAGAGTGCTGCAATATACCATAAGCAGTCACCTACTTCATCAGCAATAGCTTGTCGGTCAAACTTACCGTCACGTAGTATCTTCTTGACCTTGTTGGCTACCTCACCTGCCTCTGCTGCTAATCCTAGTGCAGGATAGATAACCTGATGTTCATGCTTATAGATAGCTGTCTGTGCTGCTGCGGCTTGATATACATTCATCTCCATTTCTGTCTGACTAAAGTATTCAAATGCTTCTATGTCTTCTCTACTGATCATTCTATCAACCTTCCATAAAACTCTGTCGGACCTCTGTGGTGTTGGTCAAACAAATACCATGCACAGTTATCCTTACCTGTGTGTTTAGAACCTTCTATCCACTTAACCCTACCTACACTTACGATCTTAGAACAATATGTCATAAGAACCGATGATTGTTTTGTATGCATCCAGTCAGCATCAAACAACAACCAAGTAGGCATGATGCCAATCCAAGTGTCTATAAAGTTATGTAGGAAGTTTCGTTCCCACGGTGGGTTAGTAATGCAATAGTCAATGTCAAGTACATCATGTGGTTGTACATCCAGTGCGTCCCACTGCATTACATCTTTTCTCTGTGGTTCTATATCAGAAGCCCACTGACAGTTACCTGCATAATCAGTCAACCTTTCGATATGATCGACAAGTCTACCATCCCCCGCACAAGGCTCTACAAAACTAAAACTGTCTTGTGGTAAGTGATCTATAAGAGGCTTAACAGCTTCTTCTGGTGTCGGGTAGTAATCCCTAGGTACCCTGACAAAATCGGATCTTTTTCCCATCAGTGTATCACTACCTCTTCTGCCATACCTAAGTCTATAGAACTGTATTCTGCTAAAGCTATAGCCTCTTCCTCAGATAAGTTTCTGTCATTCATAGCACGACCAATCAATATGAACTTAGCCATATGTTTCAGTTTATCTATGTCGTCTTCTTGTTCTATTGTATCATACGCTTGTATGTAATCTGATAAACTCATAGCCATTCCTCTGGTATAGACTTATCTGCGTAAAGGAATCCATGCTTGTCACACCACTGTGCATAAGTAGTCTTTGCACCCTTGTATAACTTTGCTCTAGAGTTCTGGAACACAAACCTGATGTCATGCTTTGGGTACTGTTTCTGAATTAGCAAATGCTTTTTTCTATCTGCTGTTGTGAAACGGCCCTTAGTTTCGACTATGATACCATTAGGTAAGATGAAGTCTGGTGTATAGGTACGGTCTTCCTCGACACGATACTTGATCTTCTGTGTCTCATACTCATACTTAACACCAGCTTCCTCTAATTCCTTCGATACCCTCTCTTCTAGACCAGAACGATAGCCATGCTTTATCGCTTGTCTGGTGGTTGCCATATTTCCCCTTCGTATCGTCGTAGCCAGAGCAATCTAGCATTTTCCACTACACGATCTACATCGCCATCATAAGCCTTAACGACTGTATCCCACAAATCTTCCTCAGTGGTTGACCCTTTGAGTATCTTCTCAGCTTTCTTAGGGCCAACTTGTGGTAGACCGTGGATGTTGTCAGCACTGTCCCCTGTCAATATCTGGGTATAGAAGAACTTAATTCCCTCGTCGGGGGTAACCTTGTTCATTGTACCTTTAACAGGATTGTAATGCCAGCATGGAACCTGTAGCATGTCCTTATCTACTGATACTATAGTACAGTCATGGTCGAGTTCTGTAGCATGTATCGCTAGACAATCGTCTGCTTCTTGTTCCACACTGACAACCGTTTGCCAATCTGACACCATATAGTCACGAATGAATGAAAGGTGTTTAGGCTTTTCTCTTTTGGACCTATTACCTTTGTAAACATGTGACTTGGCAATGTCGTGTCTAAACTGATGTCCACTGCATGTGATATAGATTTGATAGTCGTCACTGTCCCAAGGCCAGCCACATACATACTCTATACTCATTTGCAGTATCTCGTCAGTCTTTACACGTGCAGCCCGTTCGCTTTCATCTTGAGTAGAAAAGGCTGCACGATAGGCGAATACATCACCGTCGATTAAAGCCTTTCCGTACTGCATTAGAAAGCCGACCAATCATATTCGCCACCTTCCTTGTGCGCACCGATGGATTCCACGTAGGTGTACCCTGCTGCGAGGCAAGCATCGTGATATAGATGTAGGAGATCATATAAGCTATCTACCTCTTGTCGTTCGATGGTGACGGAGCCTTGAACCCCGTCCTCATCTTTGTCCATTACAAAACTAATTTCTACTTGCATTAACCTGCCGCCGCAAAAATCATGTCATCTTCTGATGGTTCACTTGTACGTTCAATCAGTTCAGTTACAGCAATACCATTCAGCCGTACACCATTGCCATCAGCATAGGTTTCAAACTGTACCTTGGCCCGTGTGCCATTGCCTAGTTCACCATCTTCTGCGAAGTCCCACTTACTGACGTTTTCCTTACCTTGACGTAAATCAACTACCTTAACAGGACCACCTAGGTTGACATTCTCTTTTGTAACTGGGTCGATCCAGTCACGTACATCATCAGCTACGCCACGTTTGATCTTCATGTACTTACCAATACCGAAGTCAGCGTTGCCCTCTTGGATACGAGAGTTACCCATGACTGTAGCCTTGAAGCCATCCATCATAAGTTTGTCAATCTGTTCTTGACTGGTGAAGTATGCATTTACGACATACTGACCACCCTTCATAGCAATCTGTTGTTGCCATTGTGGCCCATCCATGTTGCCCATGTCTGCGTTCTCAGGGAATACTTTTGCATATTCTAGAACCATGTCGAGTGTGTATCTTGCCATATTGTGTATCCTTTTCTAACACTGGTAAATATATATAGTAACTTTTTTCAGCTACTGACAACTTTTTATTTTAGTGTATGTCTGCATATGTCCTACCGAATTGGGCATCTATCCCAAGAGGTACATTTAGTCGCAGGTCATCGTTCAGATTGTTGATGCTCATGTTCATTATATTCTCTGTTTTGTCTTCATCCCCTTCTTTGGTTAAGACGATTACTTCGTCGTGGAACTGACCAATAGTCTGTAGTCCCATATCTCTGATACCTTTTACCCAACTGTCGAAACAGTAGACACCTGTAGATTGGTTCAAGGTACTAAACCGATCCTTATCAGATCGTAAAGAGTGCCAGAAACCAGACACAGGATTGTAAAGCCAATCAGAGCCAAGAACAGTTCGTACCCTTGCATCTTCACTCACTTTCTGCACAGACCAGTTGCGTGACCAGAATGCGTCTAGGAGCGTCTGTGCTTCGCTCTCAGACATGCCTGTGTTTCTGGCTAGGGTCTGCTTACCTACGCCATAAGTCGCACTGTAGTTCACCACCTTGTAGTTCTTACGCAGTGCCTTGAGGCTACGTTCACCTGAGTTGTGTTTGTCGATGTCATCTTGTGTGACGACACCTGCGTGTTTGGCAAGGTCAAGGTGTGGATCAAACCCATCCTTAGACATTTCCTCGACATAATCAGGGTCTAGTGGTTTCATGTAGTGACGCTTGGTCGTGTCTTCTAGTGATGTCATATCGGCACCGCACAAAACATAACCTTCTGGTGCTGTCAGGCATTCCCTTATTTCTTTACCGTACTGTCGATCAACGCTTGGCAAGTTGACACATGGTCGGGCGTGACGAAACCTGAATGTGTTGGTAAGTCCTGCAACACTTGCTTGCACGTATCCATCGTTCTCTGAGTCAAGTAAGCCCTTGATGACTCCAATACGATGAGAAAGAACAGTGAGGCCATCAAGCAAACCAATAGCAGGTTCTCGTTCAACCAGTTCACGTACTGAGGCACAGAGTTCTCCGTCTTTACGTATTTGTTCCAATTTCCTTGTGGAGCCATCTGCTTCCCTCATAAACTTAAATGTACGTGGTTCCCACCCTAGCATGAACAACCACTCTTTTACCTGTGATACAGAACTAGGGTTAGCACGATCTTCACCAACCTTGACTTTCAGGCTCTGGGTACTCGTCGGGACCTTGTGGTCCTTGCAGAGTTGTTCCCACTTCGCACCGTTTGCAGACAAACTTCCGTCCTGTTTGTGGTACACCTTTGGTCGTGTCCGTACAGCGTAGTTGACTACCTTCGGCATAACATTGGCAAGTGCCTCTGTCTTCTCTTGCTTGAGTGCTTCCCACTCTTGTAAGTGGGCTTGTGCTTTGGGTACGTCTAATTTCCATCGTAGGGCCTCTTGCTCTGCTGCACACTGTAGCTTGAACGTCAGGTAGTCGATCAGTCGCCACTTGTCACTCTCGTTTGTGTACAGTTGATCTAGTTTGTAGTTTAGTCGTTTGTACAAGGCGTAGTTGATAAGTACGTCCTCATTACAACGGTGTGCATATTCCTCTGGTGTAAGGTTTTCCCAGTCGTCAATCTGAGGCTTGGGTATGTTGAAGTCCTCACCATAAGATGCAAGACCGTGGCTTGGTCGCCAGAAGTCTAGATACCACGACAAGGCTAGAGTATCCACTAGCTTTGCCTTGATCTTGACCCCTAGCACTTTTTCCACTTGGGGGATGTCAAAGCGGATAATGTTGTGACCAATGAGAATATCTGCTTCCTCAAAGAAGATACGCATAGCTACATAGTCGTGGGTGTGATGCACATTTCCATCGTCCCCCATCCATGATAACACATGTATCTTTGTGGCGTTCAGGCCATCTGTTTCTATGTCAAATACTGGCATCATGTCTCCTTAAGTATCGTATAGCCCTTTCAAGTTTGTCAATGTCGTCAGAAAAGCAACCTATACCACGGTTACATCTGTGACAAAGCCACCCCCTAAAGGTTTTTGTTTTATGGTCATGGTCAAGACACCACGCTCCATTCTTACTGTTACCTGCCCCTTTTGCCTCAACCTCAGTTGATAAACATATAGGACACTGGTACGAACTCTCAGGGTCAGGGGTGCAATCTTTTATTCTTTGTC